TGCAGCGTTCCAGGATAAGGGGGTGAATGGTGTATGGAGGGGCTTTGGTTCTCCGTATAGCTTCAAGAGTAAAATGCCACCACCATCTAAGTTAGATAAGTGGATAGTGCAGAAGGGATTGGCACCCAAGGATAAGAAGGGTAAGTTCATACCACGGAAGAGCCTGCAGTTCCTTATAGCCCGTAGCATCTACAGGAGAGGTATCAAACCGAGCTTGTTTTTCACTAAGGCATTGGAGGGGGCATACAAAAAGTTACCAGATGAGTTAATAAGTAAGTACGGATTGGATGCTGAGAAGCTAACAACCCAAGCATTAGATGACATAATAAATAGAGTAAATGCCAATAAACGCACGTAGCCCCCATGTGGTGCAAGTTAACAATGCACTGCAGTCAGGTAGTAAGATTGAGATTGATATATGGTACTACACAGGCTCACAGCCTTTGACACCTACCTATACCTTAAGCAAGAATATACCTGCAAGCAATAACACCGATACAGCCTACAACATAAGCCCCTATCTTAGGGAGTTCATGTTGCATAAGTTTACCGGTAACAACTACAGCACTAACCAATTTATCACGGACCAATATGAGTACGTATTTCTGCAGTACAGGACATACAGCCTCATTGGTGCATCTTATGTTCTGCAGAATACGGTAACAGATACAGCCTTTGATGGGTACGGATACTATGAGGAGGGGGTGAACATTGACCGGGGCAACATACTCCTTGGCAATGGTACCTCACATTACTATTGGGATGACAGCACGAACACTCCGAGCACTGACCCATCCCACCGTGCAGGGGTGGTGACTGCCAAGGTAAAGCGGTTCTGGTACTATACTCACATCCCCTTTGGTGGTGGTTCTCCTGTTACCTACACATTTACAGCTGATGGGGTGTATGACATCAAGCGAGTGCATGAGGGCAACTACGGAACAGGTAACACCCTGCAGATATTTGATAACCTCAACGTACTACAATGGCAGGGGTATTTCTACCCTAAGACTGAGTGCCGATATACACCTATGACCATTGACTTTGTAAACAAGTTTGGTGGATGGCAAAGGGAGTTCTTTTACAAGGCATCCTATGAGAATTTAGAAGTGAACAGCACAACATACAACCTCATGCCTTCTCAAGTGGTTCCTACCTTAATAAGTGAGGGGCAGAGGCACGTCATGAATAACAACGGGATACGCAAGTACACCATGAACACAGGATGGGTGGATGAGAGCTACGGGGAGACCATGCAGGAGCTACTACTTAGTGAGAGGGTGATATGGCAGTCGGGGAGTCAAACCCTACCTGTCAAGGTGAACACCAAGAGCATCAACAAGCAGAAGAATATCAACAATAAGACCATCAACTACTCCATTGAGATTGAGTTAGCTTATGACGTTATCCATAGCATAGTGTAATGAAGAGAGCAGTAAAGGTATACATTGAGGGGCAAGAGCTTGACCTCTTTGATGATGAGACAATACAGGTATCATCCAGTGTGCAGAATGTGTATGATATCAGCAAGAGCAACACTGATATATCACAGTCATTTACCGTACCTGGTACTGCAAGGAATAATCAAATTTTTCAGCACTTCTATGAGACGGATGTGGATAGTACCATTGACCATGGACTTCGGAGGGATGGCTTCATTGAGATAGATCTAACTACCTTCAAAAAGGGTAGGATACAATTAGACAAGGCGAATGTTGAGAAGGGTAAAATAAAGAGCTATACTATTACCTTCTATGGCAAGCTCGTAACACTCAAGGACCTGTTCGGTGAGGATAGACTACAAGACTTGGACCACTCAGGTATCAGCCATCAATATGATTGGACTGAGGTACATGGCAGGATAACGGGTGCAATTACAGGGGATGTACAATACCCACTCATCAGCTCCAATAGGCTGTGGGAGTACAACGGAAATAGTGCGTACTTCATACCTCCGAATTGGTTAACAGGTGTATCTACCAACAACAACATCCACACCGTAGGTGGTGCTATCAACGTATTGACTGAGCTCTTCCCTGCTGTGAGGCTGAATGCTATTGTAAACATGATAGCCACCAAGTACGGTATCACGTTCAATAGTAATTTTTTCAGCACTGAGCAATGGATGGCAGCCTACCTGTGGTATAAGAATAGGAATGATGTGCAGATAAGTACCCCTGCCAAGTATATTGATTTCGATGCATTGATTAACAACGTAACCCTTGACATTGATACGTCACTGTATGTAGACTTAGGGCAGAATAGCATCAACACTGTATATCAACCTGGTTTTCTTGTTAACAGTTATCACTATATTACCATTGATATTACAAGTGTTAGCTCTGGTGCGGTAACCTATTACATAGATAGATATATCAATGGTGCCTTTGCAAATACTTACACAGGTATTGGTGGAGACTTAAATGGCAATGCAGGCTACACTACGGTATATGTGCATCCGAATGTGGCAGGGTTGAATGATACCATACTCTTTAAGGTGCGTGCTGATGCTGCTTTGAACATTGATATGCAGGTTAAATATACCTTCCTAAATGGTTCTACCAACAGCTACAGCGAGTACTCTTGTGTGACTCAAAACTTAGTCCAGGATATTAACCTTGAGACCTTTGCACCTGATATGAAGGTAGCTGATTTCTTTAGTGGTATCCTCAAGGAGTTCAACATGGTGGTGGAGAATACAGGAGATAATGAGTATACGGTTGAGCCATTGCTTGATTGGTATGCATACGGTAGGATATATGACATCACTACAGCTACTGACTTTGACTCGTTTGAGATAGCCAAGGTACCACTATACAGAAAGATATCATTTAAGTACCAACAGAGTGAGAGTACTATGAATAAGTACTACCTACAACAATGGCAGAAGGAATACGGAGATACCGAGCACCTTTACCCCTACGATGGTGGTGAGTACAATATCCAGGTGCCATTTGAAAATCTAATGTTTAACCAATACGATCATGCAGGTGTAGCAACAGGTTTGCAGGTAGGGTTCTCACTCAACAGTGCACTTGCTCCATACGTACCCAAGCCATGCATCCTGTACCGGTATGGATTGGTGACAGGATTGCCTCATACTATAAAGTTCAAGGATGGGGTGAGCAGTGCATCTGCCGATGATCAATATGTAATGTTTGGACAGGACTACACCAACAGCACAACAAGTATACAGTACTCCTTGAATTTTTCAGCGGAGACAAGTACCTACCACAGGTATGCCATACAGCAGGGAGTATTTGCTACCTATTACTTTCAGTATCTCTACAACCTATACAACCTTAAGAACAGGATAACCACGGTTAAGGCAGTATTGCCACTCAGCATCCTATCTACACTTAGGCTCAATGATAGGTTAATCATTAGAGATAAGAGGTATATCATCAACGATATACAAACTAATTTAACAACAGGACAGGCTACCTTGAGACTACTCAATGACTTCATGCCTGTTGGTCCTGAGAACATACCACCTGACCCAACACCAGAAGAATGATAATACAGAATTTAGTAAAAATGCTGAGCCTCACTGATCACCTTGGTAAGAGTGAGCTCATTGAATTAGCCAAGGGTAAGTACCAACTGAACAGCACACCCAAGAGGGTGTACAAACAAGCCATGCGTGAGTTATATATGAACAGAGCTAAGAAAGAATGGCAGAAACAAGGGTAGTAAATTTAGAGGTCAAGGACAACACTAAGAGTCTTAAGGCACAGCTCAAGGAGGCACAGATGGAAGTGCAAGCCTTGGCTGATAAGTATGGTGCAACATCTAAGCAGGCTGTTGAGGCAGCCAAGAGAGCAGCAGACCTCAAGGATAGGATTGGTGATGCCAAGGCTTTGACGGATGCCTTCAACCCTGATGCTAAGTTCAAGGCATTAAGTTCGTCACTCAGTGGGGTAGCAGGAGGTTTCTCTGCTGTTACCGGAGCCATGGGTTTACTTGGTGCTGAGAGTGAGGATGTACAAAGGCTCATGCTCAAGGTACAGAGTGCTATGGCATTGAGCCAAGGATTGCAAGCCCTTGGTGAGTCTCGTGATGCCTTCAAACAATTGGGAGCTGTAGCTAAGAATGCACTCCAAGGCATTAAGAGTGGTATTGCTGCCACGGGGATTGGTTTGCTTGTGGTGGCATTGGGTACTATTGTAGCCTATTGGGATGATATCAAGGCCGCAGTTTCGGGGGTTAGTGAGGACCAAAAGAAATACAATGCTGCTGTGGCTGAGGATGTCAAGGCACAAAAGGCCAAGATGGATACCATGGATAAGCAAGATAACATTTTGAAGCTCCAAGGTAAAAGTGAAAAGCAGATAACAGAGTTAAAGATTAAGCAGATAGATGCTACCATAACTGCAACTGAGGCACAGCTCAAAGGACAAAAGGCTACCCTCAAAGCCCAGGTTGAAGCAGAGGAACGTAACTACAACATACTTAAGACTGTTGCCCGAATAGGTTTAGAAATGGGTACTACTACCCTAAGACTATTGGCACTACCTATTGATGCAGCCATTGGTGCTGCTAACATGGTAAGTGAAGCCCTTGGGTATGGTAAGATTACAGCTTTCAGCATCAATGATGAGATAAGCAAAATGAATAAGTCTGTTGCCGAGGGATTGACTTCATTTGTGTTTGACCCTGCTAAGGTCAAAGCGGATGGTGAGGCAAGTATTAAAGAAACTGAGGCAGCACTCATTGATCTTAAGAATAAGAAGGCAGGCTATGAGTTAGCTATCAAAGAGATAGATAAAAAGGCAGCAGATGATCGTGCAGCCATTGCTCAGGAGGCAGCTGATAAACTACTCAAGCAACAGGAGGAAGAGGCAGAGGCGGCACGTAAATTGAGGGAGGAACAGAACAAGCTCATAAAGGATGATAGGCAGAGAGAGCTTGCAGAGAGTAATGAGCAGTACAACCAAAGGATTGAGGACCTCAAGAAAGGTAAGAAAGAGCTCAATGATACTGACCGTGCACTCATTGCTACCTACGAGGCACAACGGTTGAAAGACCAGGAGGCTATCAATGCTAAGTATGACAAACTACAACAGGACCATGATGCCAAGGTATTGGCTGATATGAAGAGTGCCGATGCTGCTGCTTTGGCTGCTTTCTTTGAAGGTGAGAAGATAAAGGTAGATGCAATGCAGGCAGGCTTCGACAAACAG